TGATGGAGGCGAAGAGTTTGCTTCTATGAGGGCTATTATGAAGGAGTTAAAATATCTTGCTCGTGCTACTAACGCCGCTATTATTGTTTTACATCATACTTCTGAGGCTGTACTTGGTACTCCTTGTCAACCTCGCTCGGCTCTTCAGGGTAAAGTGGCACAACTTCCTGCTCTTATCTGCACTCTTGGAGTTGTTGGCACTTCTATGGCTGTTGCCCCTGTAAAGAATAGATACGGACGGGCTGACGCAAATGCTAATTTAAATTGTTGGTTATCTTTTAATCCTGAGTTTATGTTTATGAGTGATATACCTGAGAACGGTGGCTAGTGATAGTAAAACTGAGCCAAGAAGAGGTGCGAATATGCACAATGCTTGCAACAGAACGATGGCTCGCTAAGTTTGGTTCTATAGATAAACCTAATTATGCTCAGGGCAAGGCAGATGGAAAACTAGAACACGAATTACTCTCAAATGTAAGAGCAAATGTATGTGAATGGGCAGTAGCCAAACAATATAATCAGTCTTGGAATGTTCCTTGGTATCCAAATAGCCTACATCCTCAGCGTAAATCATTGGCTGACGTAGGTGCAAACTATGAGGTTAGGTCTGTACGAACCCAGACCTCTATACCTTTTTGGGAGAAGGACATCAACAATTATATATTTGGGGCTAAGGTATTAGATAGTGATTATTACTCTGAGGTTGAAATATATGGGCACATTGTGCCTACCGACTATATGACTGACGAATGGTATGATTCATATATTGAAGGCTGGCGAGTGCCAGTTGAATTATTCAAGGAGTAATTATGCTTAGAGAAGAAGAAGACGATATGACTCAAGAGATTCGTCAACTTGTTATGTTTGAAACCAAGGCTGAAATAGATAAAGTTATTGAAGTAATAAAAAATTTAAAGATTGAAGTAAAAGATGAATGGTCAGATGGTTTAGTTACGGGCTTAGACTTGGCTATTAATGTTTTAAAGAAAGATAAGAATGCCATCTCAGTCCCGCAAACATAGAGGTTATCGTAGTCAAAAGGTAGTAGCACAATACCTAGCCACTAATGGATTTCCTTTTGCAGAATCTACTGGTGCTGGTCGTAGTGGCACAGACATAACTGGGTGTGTTGGTATAGACTGGGAAGTAAAAGCACGAACTGGATTTAACCCCTCAAGTGCCATTAAACAACTAAAAGAACGTGCTAAAACTGGCATACTTGGTTTAGTTTGTTTAAGACTTAACGGTCAAGGTGAAGAGAAAGTCAAGGATTGGGTTGTAGTCTTAAGACTAGAAGATGTAGTTAATCTTTTAAAGGAAGCAGGTTATGGTGAGAAGAAATGACAATGACCTACCAAGCATTAGAGAAATCCTTTTGCACTACGGAGCAAGTCTACGACAAACTCACGGGCAAGTTAATCTCAAGTGCCCATTCCACTCCGATACACACCAGTCGGGAACTGCGAATCTTGACAATAACATATTCTTCTGTTTCGCCTGCGGAGTGCAAGGTAACAGTTTACAAATCATAAGCCAACAAGAAGGAGTAAACATACGTGAAGCAGAGCGCATCGCAGAAGGAATTACTGGACAAGGCGACAACACGATACGCGGAAAACATTTATCTGGCGGAAGATTACCTAAGAAGCAGAGGCATTCCGTTGGAAGTGGCACGTCTGGCGCAATTAGGCGTAGTCGCGGAGCCTGAAATTGGACACGAAGCATTCCAAGGACGACTATCCATACCGTATATTACCAAGACTGGTGCTGTCGATTTGCGTTTTCGCTCTCTTAATCCTGCTGTTGAACCTAAGTATATGGGTATGACTGGTGCAGATACCAAGATGTATAACGTATTAGATATAGATAAAGCAAACAATTACATAGGAGTGTGCGAAGGTGAACTTGATACTATTACTCTCTCTGCTTGTGTTGGTATCCCTTGTGTCGGTGTTCCTGGGGCTAATAGTTGGAAGAAACATTACACTCGTTTACTCGCGGACTTTGAAAGAATATTTGTCTTTGCCGATGGAGACCAACCAGGCACGGAGTTCGCACGCTCATTGGCTAGGGAACTCCCCGTTACTATTGTGCAATTGCCAGAAGGAGAAGATGTCAACTCAGCCTACGTTAAATTTGGAGTAGGTTATATAAGGGAGAAGGCTGGACTTGAGTGAAAGAGCCGATTGACCCCGAATATCACAAGTGCCACGAGTGCGGTGAAGAGTTTGAAAATTCATTTGATTTAATAGACCATACCCTAGAAGATGAAGACGAGTTTGACCCTTATCTAATTCTTCCTAATGGGTATAGATTAATGCTTGGTTCCCTACTTAGATTTCTTTATGATAATTCGGACAACACGGAACAAATAAGACATATAGCACAATCTACCTATGTTACACTTTTTGCAGCAGAAAATGGTTATGACTTAATTGACACGTTGATTGAGGATATGATAGTCAAATCTTCTCTACAGAATTTTGACGAATCACTTCAGCAATTATTAACTGAAGGCAACAAAGAGAATGGTGAGTAAAAAAATATGGTCCTTAATATTAACCCCGATTTCGAGAAAGCAGTAAGCGAAACATTTGATGAACTCAAAGAATTACTTATCAAGAAGCACATTGATTACGGTCCGAAAAATATCTCGGACTCACCAGGTGGACCTCTCAATGGATTACGAGTGCGTATGCACGACAAACTTGCTCGCATTAATAACCTTGTCGACAAAGGCGCAACACCACAATACGAATCGCTTGAAGACTCCTTTAAAGATATGGCAAACTACTCAATCATAGCCCTACTAGTCTTAAGAAATAAGTGGGATACTGAGTGAAGGAACAAGAGTTATTTGATTGGCTAAAAGTTGGACACTATTCTGATTTAGAAAAGTCTTCTAATGAATATGATGGATTTGATTGTGTTAGTAATGAATTCAAAATGTTTATTGAACTTAAGTCTAGGCTTACCCATTACGATACTCTGTTATTAGAAAGAAAAAAGTTTGACTTCCTAGTTATAACTGCAGAAATTCTAGGCTATCAACCTTGGTATATAAACTCTACACCTCTTGGTGTGTGGGCTTTCCCTCTCAACTCGGTAGTTAAAGATTTAGAATGGGTTGACAAGTGGCTACCTACTACAACTGAGTTTCAAAACAAATCAAAGACAACTAAGTTAGTTACATTTCTTCCATTAGAATCGGGTATAAAACTGACGTGATTGAGTGGGATAGAATAAAAAAGTGGGACTACATAGTAGACTCCGTTGCCTCTGAATATCAACTTAAATTTAAGATTGAGATAAAAGATATAAGACAAAATCTGTATCAGTGGTTTGTTGAACACCCAAATAAAATAGATACTTGGGAAGCAATAGGTGAGAAGGACGCAAAGAATTTAATCTATCGCTCACTTCGCAATCAGGCATTAGATTATTGTCAGGCTTGGAAAGCAAAGACAGGTGGATATGAAACCTCTGACCTATTCTTTTACCAAGCAGATATGATTGAAGCCTTGTTGCCTTCTGTCTTAAGAGGTGAGATTAATCTTGCACATAAATTAAATCTCGGTGGCACTGCTCGCCCTTCTGCACCCTCTGAAGGTGGCAATATGATGGCTATGATGATTGAAATTGATGCTGGATTTTGGAAGTTAAACAAAGAGGATAGGAAGTTATTGTTCCTGCGTTACTGTGAGAGTATGGACTTCCAAGGGATTGCAGATGAAATGAAATTACCTAGTGAAGACACTGCTCGTATGAGAAACAAGCGTGCAATAAAGAAATTAATTAATAAGATTGGTGGGTTCAAACCTTATCGTGATGAAGATTTACCTGAAGCAACAGAGAATACTGAAAAATAAAAATAGATAAACCCCCGCCGAAGCAGGGGCTATCTGTATTTAATTAATGTGCTGGGCTTTTAATAACCCCACAACCTTCTTGATGCCCCTCTGGGTGTTCTTCTGGACAACCACAATCCCTTACTGTCCATATAGGTTCATCACATTGATTACCTGAACAGTTATGACAAAAACAATATGTCTTAATAACTGTGTGATTACAGCATTTCATTTTTTCTCCTGTCATATACCGCCAACCAATTTGATTGGCTTGGTATAAGTATACTAATCAGGATTTTTTAATTTTATTTTTTGACTAAATCTAAACGGCAACACTCCCGAAAAACAATTAAACTTGACAGTATAAAATACTGACTTTAGCCACCCGTAGAATAAAATCCACCAGTCTTAAAGATGGTAGGAATAGCAGACCACAAGCGGGTCATACTTTCATTACAACATACAGGTATTGTTTCATCATCGTGGGCTTTGCTTAACTCTTGCTGTCCTCCACATACATTACATTTATATTCATAAGTTGGCATTAATCACACGCGTCTATCTCTGTTGGTGCAGTAGCCACCGCCCCGCACTCAGTGCATACTTGGTCTAACAAATACATTCCCACTTGCCTTGTCTCTATATCCCACATTACTTTTAAGTTCCACATCTTTGAACCACATATACAAACAAAAGTTGGCTCACCCCTTAAGTCAAACACTAATACCAATTGTGTCGGTTATGCCACCTTTGTGCAGAGCACGGAGTTTTATATCTGTGTTGAATATATTTATAAGTGTGTAGGATTTGAACCATAGGGTCTGTGCTAGTTTCTTTAAGTCTTTGACCAATTCCAAATGCACTTGAACCAGATTTATTCTTTGCCAAATGGTCATACTTTGCTTCTTTAACAAAGATTTTATCAAGGCACGCCCACTCCTTATCTTTCCAACCATACCCAACCCAAGCAATCCTCTTAGCCAACGCTTTGTTAGCCTTCTTTTGCTCCATTGTAGCCTTAGTCTGTATTGGAATAGGGGATTTAAAGGG